ACTACAGATGCAGAAATCACTAGCTCAGATTTTATTGATCCAGTTTCATCTGGTTTTGCTGTCAATACTAATTTTGGCGAAGTAAACAACTCAAGCAACACCTACATCTTCTACGCAATCGCATAACTACAATCAACTGACACAGGAGAACATCAATCATGTCAGAATACAGAAACAGAACTACAGGCGAAGTCAAGACACAGGGGCAATGGCGTTCAGCTAACCCCAACACTTCCCTGCCTCGTGTATGGAAAGCAGCCACGCTGGATGCACTTAACCTTGACCCTGTACTACGCAGCCCAGCGGCTACTGTAGGTCAGTACCAAACGTCTGCCCGTGATGGTGTGGTACAGGATGCCGATGGCAATTGGGTAGAGAACTATGTTGCCCGTGATATGTTTGCTGATACGACTGACGAGGATGGCGTAACAACCACCAAGGCAGAGCATGAGGCTGCGTATCAGGCTACGTTAGATGCCAAGACTGCTACAGCTAACCGCACCAAGCGTGATGGATTGCTGGCTGAGACAGATTACTTTGCGCTGACTGATGTAACAATGGATGCGGCAATGACTAGCTATCGCCAAGCCCTGCGTGACATTACTGCGCACGCTAACTGGCCTAATCTTGATGAGGCTGACTGGCCAACGAAACCTTAATGGGGGAGAAGGCACATGCCGTTAATTCCTCTCAACATACCCGCAGGGCAGTATCGCAACGGCACTGAGTATCAGTCTCAGGGCCGTTGGCGCGATGCAAACTTAATCCGTTGGCATGAGGGTGCGTTGCGCCCAGTCGGCGGTTGGCGTCAGCGCGGAAGCGTTGATTTAGATGGCGTAGCCCGCACAATGATTGCGTGGGAAGATAACAGCGGTGGCCGCCGTGTTGCGTTTGGAACGTACAATAAGTTGTACGCCATGACATCTGGCAACGCTGTTAGCGACATCACGCCAGCAGGCTTCACCGCTGGTCGCGTTGATGCCACATCTTTTACCAGCTACGGCGGCGGCGTTTACGGCAGTAGCCTTTACGGTTTACCCTCAGAGGACTCCGGCACTATTTTCCCGGCGACCACATGGAGCTTGGAAAACTGGGGTGAATATTTGCTGGGCATGACAGCTGATGACGGCAAGATTTATGAGTGGCAGTTAAGCGGCGGAACACCAGCCGCAGTTCTATCAAATGCGCCTGTAGGTTGTTCCGGCATGATGGTGACTGAAGAGCGCTTTGTGTTTGCGTTTGGCGCGGGCGGCAACCCTCGCAAGGTTGCGTGGTCAGACCGTGAAGATAACAATACTTGGACACCAGCGGCGACAAACGAAGCCGGTGACATTGAAATCCAAACCAACGGCACAATCCTCAAGGGCTTGCGCACACGCGGTCAGTCACTGATCCTTACGGACCAAGACGCCCACACAGCCACATACAGCGGCCCTCCATTTGTTTACGGCTTTGAGCGTGTAGGTACATCGTGCGGCTTGATAGCAGCCAACGCAGCTGCGTCAATCGACGAGGGCGTAGTGTGGATGGGCCAGCGCTCATTCTTTATCTACGCTGGTGGCTCTGTGCGAGACTTGCCATGTGAGGTTGCGGATTACGTTTTCAGCGACATGAACAACGACCAGCGGTCTAAGGTTCACGCCGTAGTCAACAGCCGCTTCAATGAAATCTGGTGGTTTTATCCAAGCGCCACCTCTACAGAGTGCGACAGCTATGTTGCATTTGACTACGCAGAAAACATTTGGACCACTGGCACGATTGATCGCACAGCTGGCGTGGACCGTGGCGTATTCCGCCAGCCATTTTGGATTGCTGCCGACGGTGTTTTGTATGAGCAAGAAATTGGCTTTGATTACGGCGGCCAATCTCCATTTGCTGAAACAGGCCCAATTGCGCTTGGTGTAGGCGAGAACGTGATGGCTGTGCGCGGCATGATCCCAGACGAGAATACGCTGGGTGACGTTAATGCCACATTTAAGACACGTTTCTATCCGACAGATACTGAGCGTGATTACGGCCCGTATAACATGGCTAACCCAACAAGCCTGCGGTTTACTGGGCGTCAGATCAGAATGCGCGTCACAGGCAACACTGACTCTGATTGGCGTGTTGGTATCATGCGGCTTGACGCGGTTGCGGGCGGACGCAGATGAGCCGAATACTCCCTCCCATTACGGTCAATATAAACCAGTGGGCCGAGAATATGCGGCGTTACTTGGGCCGGGCTTTGGATCAGCTTGGCTTTAAGGAAACGTATTCATCGGCGTCTGAGAATGGCGTGATGCTGTGGGATAATGCTCTTGGCTACCCAGTGGTTTCAAAGAATGGCGAGTGGCGTCAGATTGTGCTTGAGGATGGCCAGTATGCTGGCGGCGTTACAACGGATCAGACTGCTGCATCTACAAACACAGCGTACGCTTTGACGTACACATCAAGCATTGCCGAGGGTATTACAAACGGCACACCAGCATCTCGCATAGTCTTCGAAGAGTCTGGCGAGTATATGATTAGCTTTTCGGCGCAAATTTCGTCCACGTCCAGCTCAACTGTAAACTTCTGGTTCTGGCCGCGCGTCAACGGCGTTGACGTTGCTGGGTCAACGATGAAGAACGCACTGCACCAGAACGGGGCGACGCTTGTTGTGTCTCGGTCTGTTATCTTTAACTTTGCCGCCGGAGATTACTTGGAGGCGATGTGGGCTGTTGACAGCACTAGCGGATTTCTCGATGTAACTGCGGCAACGGCGTTTGCACCCGCAGCGCCAGCCTCCACCATTGCGATAACGAGGCTGCACGGATGAATGAAGAACTGGCACGCTGCAAGCCTTGGATCGAGGCAGCTTTAAGCTACAGCGGTGGCACGCATGGCTTTGATGATGTGGTCGCTGGCTTGCAAAAAGGTACGCTGCAACTGTGGCCTACGCCAAGGGGGTGCATAGTCACTGAAATAGTGGTATATCCGAAGAAACGCGTGTTAAACGTATTTCTAGGTGGCGGTGAACTGGACCAGATTTTAGATATGCACGATGATGTGATAGAATGGGGCAAGGCTCAAGGTTGCAGCGCTCTAACAATGTCCGGCAGGTTTGGCTGGAAGAAACCATTGAAGGCGCACGGCTGGGAAGCCCAGCACGCCTCATACGTTAAGGAGTTTGAGTAATGTCAGGCGGAAAAGGTGGATCAACATCCTCAACGGTTGAAATTCCTCAATACATTGAGGACGCGGCAAAGCGCAATCTAGCCCGTGCGGACACAATCTCTCAGATTGGTTATGTTCCGTATTACGGTCCAGACGTTGCTGCGTTTACTCCAATGCAAGAGGCTGCATTCCAAAACACGGCTGGCACTGCTGGCGCTTTTGGTTTAGCTGGCGGCGGCATGTCCCAGCAAGACATTATGGGCGGGATGCCTGCGCCAACTACATATGCAGGCGGGGTTCGTGGTTACTCTTCTGCGCCAATGTATGAGCAAGCTATGGATGAGCTTGCTACGCGCCGTCCGGGTCAGAGGGCGCTTATTGATAGCTTGTTTATTGACCCATACTCAGGCGTTCCCGGGGCAAATGTTGGCCCAATGGTTGACTACACTGACACCCGCACACCCGGCGACTTAGGCGGTGGTTCTGTTGGCGGTGGTGGTGACGGTGGAGGTGTGTATCTCCCAGAGACCATTACAGGAACCCCTACTGCCCCAACAGACGGAATTGTTTACACGTCAACCGATTTTGCAGGCAACGAAGTTCCGTACACAATAGTTACCCCTACAGATGTTCGCCCGCCCGGTTATATTGACAACACTCCGTCAACTTTCCCCGAGCAGCGACAGTATTACGACTCAAGCCCGATGCTACCGGGTGGCCCGGCGGTAATGCACTCAAGTGATGGAACATCAACCAACCTTGGTTATGATCTTGGCCCATCTGTAGCGGGTGGCCGTGGAACTATTGTGCCGGGTCAGCCTACATATGCAGCCCAGCCAACTCAGGAGCAGCTTGATTACGCAGCAACTAGCCTAGACCCGTTTGGTGGTGCTGGCCCTGACGTTACATCTGGCCCAATTGCCGGACTGGTATCCGGCGGCGGTGCTGACGGGGTGGGTAATTTTGGCAAAGTAGGCGATTTCTTTGGAGGGCTTCTTGGCGGATTGAACGTAACGGGTCCACCAGTGGAGAATAAAGTTACTTCATACTCCCACGCAACAAGCAACGAAAGCAATGCCTCACAGCGTGCGGAAGCGGCTGCACGTCAATCAGAACTTCAAAGGCTAGCGTCAGCACTCGACACGCCTGAAAAGTTTTCTGCTTATACAAATTCTGAGAGCGCCAATTTTGATGCGCCAACGATAAGAGCAGCACAGTTGGCGAGGGGTGGTACTGGGATTGTCTACAAAGACGACCGTCGTGAGGTTTATTTGGATGGGGTCTTAATCGGCAACCCCAAGGGCGCTGAAACGGCAAGAGAAATGCTTGCCAAAGCGCAGGCAGCAAAAGAAGCATCGCGCACACCACCACCACCTCCGCAGGTCATAAGAAACTGATAACTCAAGCAAAGAAAGGCCTGTAAGATGGGCGCACCAGCACCAGCACCGACAATGGCCGCGCAGCCTACTGCGCAGACTAACGCAACATATCAGCCAGCACCAATGGCCCCGCAGCAAGGCTTCAACGTAAACCAAGCCTCGGCGGGGGCGTTGCAAGGCGCAATCGGCGGTACTCAGCGTGCCATGCAGGCTCCACTGCAAGTTGGCGCGTACGCAAACCCGTACACAAGCGCAGTTATTGACCGCACTCAGCAGGACATTGAGCGTCAACGTCAAATGGCCATGAACCAGCTTGGCGCGCAGGCCACAGCGGCAGGCGCGTTTGGCGGCTCACGTCAGGGCGTTGCCGAAGGTGTTATGGCTGGCGAGTATGGCCGGATGGCAGGCGATATGGCAGCACAGCAGCGTCAGCAAAACTACAGCCAAGCGTTGCAGGCTGCGATGGCTGACCGTCAGGCTCGACTTGGCGCAGCATCCCAGCTAGGCGGCTTGGGCCAGCAAGCGTTCCAGACAGGTCAAACAATTCAGCAAAACCAGCTCCAGCAGGGTCTGTTGCAGCAAGGTATGCAGCAAGCGCTGATTGATGCAGCAAAAGGGCAGTACGCTGGCTACACCGCATCGCCAATGCAATCCCTGTCAGCGCCACTTGCCGCGTTGGGTGCGGCTCAACAAGGTGGCCAAAGCACAACAACGAGCAGCGCAAGCCCCGGCTTGTTCAGCTACCTTCAAATTCCGGGGTTGTTTTAAGCTATGCCACAAGGTTTTATCCCACTGTCAACGCAAATGGACTTCCTCTGGAATGAAGTTCAAGGCAAAGAGAAATCTGGCTTCGGCAAGTTTCTTTCGGCCAATGCGTCTTCGCCAGAAGACTATGCAACGCTATGGGATAAATACTATGAGCGCTCCGGCGGCGCTGGTGACGAAAAGGCTCGCAACTACGCGAGCAGCGTTTACGCAGCAATGGCCGATGGCACATCCAACGAGGCTTTAATATCGCCAAACGCCAAGTTTGCTTATGGCTACCTCACGCAAAAGGGTCTCACTCCGCAGCAAGCCGCCGGCGTCACTGGCCGCCTGATGGCTGAGAGCTATGAGGATATGAACCCAGACGCACGCAACACTCTTGCAGGCGGTCAGGGTACATACGGCATTGCACAGTGGCGGGGCAGCCGGATGAATGATCTTGCAAACTTTGCGGGCGTTGACGTGTCGGACATTACATCTCTGCCGGCGACCACTGCCAGCGGCGGTTTACTTTCAAGCAATCAAGGGGGTCAAGACATGGCCATTTCTAATAAGCCTCCATACATGATGGGCGGCGAGCAAACCTACAACGCGCCCAACATGCGGCAACCAGCGCCACAGCAAGGTGGTATGCGTGGACTTCTGTCAACTTTGAAGGATAAGGCTACAGCCGTTGATCCGAACACCGGGCTGACAGGTTATCAGCGGTTTGCCCGTGCGCTTGATCCGCTGATTATGCCAGAGCTTCGCGGCGCAGGCGCAGCGATTGAAAAGCAGGGTGCGCAGCGAGTTGCGGCGGACCGGAAAAATAAAACCGTTGAGATGCTGCGGGCTAGAGGTCGCGATGACTTGGCTGACATGGTTGAGCGCGGGATGATTTCCCCGACTGATGCGGCTAGCCAGTTGTTGGCTACGCCGAAGGATGACAGGACTGCTGGGATTAAGGAATACCAGCAAGCCGTCAAAGATGGCTTTAAGGGGACATTCTTAGAATATAAGACTGCACTTCAGAAGGCTGGAGCTACTAGCGTGACTGTTGGCGGCGAAGGTGCAGAGGCATTTGACAAGGAATTTGGAAAACTTGACGCACAATCCTTGGCTGATGTCGCAAAGGTCGGCGCGACGGCTTCAAGAAGCCTTGCGCAAATTGGTCGCCTTGAGGCCTTACTAGGGAACATTGACAGCGGCATGGGCGCAAGCATTAAGCAATTTGCAGGTAATTTCGGCATCCAGACTGAGGGTCTTGATGACATCCAAGCGGCGTCAGCGCTAATAAACGCCCTCGTGCCTGCGCAACGGCCTCCGGGGTCTGGCCCAATGTCCGACGCAGACTTAGAGCTGTTCAAGCAGTCTCTGCCTCGCATAATCAACTCGCCCGGCGGCAACCAAATTATTATCAACACTATGCGCGGGCTTGCCGAGTATGATGCAGAGGGTGCTAGAATTGTGCAGAGGTTGCGTAGAAAGGAAATAACGCAAGCGGACGCATTTGAGCTTCTAAACAGTCGCGCAGACCCGTTTGCAGCCTTCAAAGCCCCAACTGGGCCAGCACCCACTGGCGGCTTAACTCGCCAAGATGCTTTAGACATTCTGGGCGGATAAGGAGCCAATCATGGCAGAGACAATGACATCGGCGGAGTCCTCACAAATTCTTCAAGCCATCAAGGTTTTGGAGAAACTAGAGGCTGACGGTACAATCACAGCGAGTGAGCAGGCCGCCTTAGATCGCGCCCGAGAAAAGCGGAAGCCAGCCAAGCAAGCCGAGCTTGAAACTCGCGCCACATACGGCGGCTTTACAGCTGGCGCACTGATGAACCTAAACGACGAAGCTCGCGGCGCTTACAACTTCGCCAATGAGCTTTTGAAGTCAGGCGACATGGAGGGCGCAAAGGCGGCTTACGCGAAGTATCGCGACCTTCAACGCCAGATTGACGAAGCATTGCAGCTTCTTGCGCCGGAGCAATATGCCAGCGGGCAGACTGCTGGAGCGGTTACAGGTATGGTCGCTCCCGGCGGCGTGGCTTTCAAGGCTGGGTCGAAATTACCCGTGCTGGGTCAGATAGCCACGTCTGGCGGCGTCGGCGCTACTGCCACAGCTCTGCCGCAATTTGGCGGCGGCGAAGGCGGCTTCACTGAAAGAGTTTCAGAAATTGACCCACTGACCACAGCGGTCGGCGGCACAATAGGCGCAGTTTCACCTGTAGCTGGTCGAGTAGCTGGCGCAGCTACACGCGGCGCGCAGAACTTAACCCGACGCGGTGTGGGCGGCTACAGCGGCGCTGCATCACGCAGGGTGGCCGGCCAGCTCTCTGGCCCACAAGCAACTGGTCAAGACATTCAGTCATACCTCAGCAGCCTCGGGCCGGAAGCTATGCTGGCCGACATACCGGGCCGCCCCCGCACGATGGCTCAAGGCTTGGCAACCATACCCGGTCAAGGTCAAGAAGTTCTGACCCGTGAGATGGGCGCTCGCGGCGCGGGCGCAGGTCAGCGGGTTGAGGATGTGATGACGCAGCGTATTGACCAACCCAATGTTGGCTTTCAGGAAACTTTGGCTCAGCAAGAGCGCAAGTCTGGCGTGCTTGGCCCAATGTATGAGGCTGCCACTCAAAGCGACAAAATGTTTGACGTAAACACATTGCGCAGCGCATTGGTCCTGTATGGTAAAGATGCTTCCCGCTCAGTTCGTTCTCAAATGAATGCTGTGCTAAAAGACTTAGGCACAAAAGGCGACGTTAGCGCTGAAAAGCTGCATAACGTCCGATCAGCTTTGAGCGACGTTATAAACACAGAACGTGGAAGCGTTGCTGTAAACCTCAAGCCATTCCTGCACAAAATTGACGATAAGTTGGATGAGCTGCCAAGTTATGCAGCGGCTCGATCAGGCTACTCTGAGGCATCTGCTATTCAACGTGCTGTTGAAGAGGGTGAAAAGGTATTCACTGGCGGAAAGACATCTGCATTGTCTCCGCGTGAATTGGAAGCAAAGCTCGCAGGCATGTCTGACATGGAGCGAGCTGCCTTCCAGAAGGGCGCACGGGACTACATTGGCTCTCTCATGGGTACGTCTCGCAACGATGCAGCCGCCGCTTGGGGTGAGTTTGGCAAAAGCTGGAACGCTGAAAAACTTAAAATGCTTGTTGGAGATGAAAGCGCAGCAGCCATCACTCAGCGCTTGCTCGCTGAAAAAGAGTTTGCCAAGACTTCATCTGACGTGCTGGCTGGGTCGCAGACCGGGTTCCGCACAGAGGCGCAGGCTGCATTGCGTGACCTTCGTGACCCTGAGAGCTTCAATGCTCCGAGCGTTGGTCAGCGCGTTAAGGCTGCCATAGCTGCCCCGGTCAACAAGATCATGGATGAAATCATGTATGGCACTGGTGACATTCGCCGTGAAATTGGCGAGATACTTACCTTGCAAGGTGCAGAGCGCGACGCAGTGGTGCGCCAACTTTTGGGTGAGGCTTCACGCCTGCAAGACAAAACAAAGCTGCAAAGGCTTGCAGATATGTTGACACAGGTTGGCTTGATGGCATCCACGCCAGCAATCACAAACGAATAAAGGGCAGCGGCACATGGAACTTAAACCAAAATCACGCAGCGAAATCGAAGGCATTGTGCAAGACGCAATATCGGATGCGGTTGACTTTGTTGAGGGCGAAATCAGCGAGGACCGCATCAAGGCGCAGCGCTACTATGACGGTGAGGTTGACCTTGGCTATGAGGATGGCCGAAGCAAGGTAGTCGCCACAAAAGTACGAGATACTGTACGTTCTGTGAAGCCAAGCCTGATGCGCATATTCCTCAGCACAGCCAAGCCAGTTGAGTTTGTGCCACGCGGCCCAGAGGACGTGGCAATGGCTGAGCAGGCCACTGAGTTCATGCACCATGAGTTTACCCGGTTAAACGGATACCGCGTGCTGAATGACGCCTTCCAAGATGCGCTGGTCAAAAAACAAGGCATCGTGAAGGCATACTGGATGACATATCCAGAGGCCGAGATTTACACGTTTTCTGACCTGTCCGACGACGAATACACATATCTAATTGAAGACGACAGCGTGACTGTGCTGGAGCATACGGTTGAAATGTCCATTGAGATTGATCCAATGGGTATAGAAATCGAAATGCCAGTCCACAGCGTTAAGCTAAGCCGCCAGAAAGATATGGGCGAGCTGTGCATTGAGAGCGTTCCGCCGGAAGAGTTTTTCATTAACCGTGACGCACGCTCATTGGCCGACGCTTATATCGTTGCTCATCGCACCGACATGCGCGCTGGCGATTTGATTGCAATGGGCTTTGACCCAGACGTAGTGCTTGACTTGGATAGCTTTGAAAGCGGCTCTGATATGACAGAGGCCGAGATGTATGAGCGCCGTGGTTACGACATGGACACCTCAGACGAGGACATTGAAGACCCATCCATGCGCAATGTTGCCGTGACTGAAGCGTATATGCGCATTGACGTTGACGGCACTGGCATACCAGTTTTGCACAAATTAATCTGTGGCGGCACGTCATACGAATTGCTGGACTTTGAGCCATGCGATGAGTTGCCGTTTGCCAAGTTTGAGGTCGATCCAGAGCCACACGCGTTCTATGGCCGCTCACTGGCCGAGATTGTTATGGATGACCAAGACGCAGCAACCTCCGTTCTGCGCTCTATTCTTGATAACGTGGCGATGACGAACAACCCTCGCCTTGGCATTGTCGAAGGTGCGGTCAATATTGACGACGTTCTCAACAACGAGATCGGCGCAATTGTGCGTATGCGCGCGCCCGGCTCAGTCCAAGAATTGTCCGTTCCATTTACTGCCGGGCAGACACTTGGCGCGCTGACATACCTAGACGGCCTCGTAGAGAGCAAGACAGGCGTTTCCAGAGCATCAATGGGCTTAGACCCTGATGCAATGCAGTCAACTACAAAGGCCGCTGTGCAGGCTACTGTGCAGGCCGCAGCTGGTCAGGTTGAAGTTATGGTTCGCAACCTTGCCGATGGTATGCGTGATCTATTTGGCATCATGCTGCGCTTGATGAGCAAGAATGTTGACGAAGAGCAAATGATGCGGATGAATGGCATGTTTGTGCCTATTGATCCTCGCGTTTGGAATCAGTCAATGGATGTTGCCATTAACGTGGGCCTCGGCACTGGCCGTGAGGAAGAGAAGGCAATGGCTCTCAACCAAGCCCTCCAGATGCAAACAATGGTCTATCAAAACTATGGCCCGATGAATGGTCTGGTGAGCCTGACCAACATTCGCAACACGCTGGCCGACCAGCTGGCGGTGTCGGGAATACGAAATGCTGACCGTTACTTTGCGCCGATCACACCAGAGATTGAAATGCAGATGCTGCAAATGCAGCAGCAGGCACAGGCCCAGCAAGGTCAAGCTGCTGATCCAAACGCTGCATTCTTGCAGGCAGAGCAAATGAAGGCCCAAACCAAGGCTCAGACCGACATGGCCAAGCTCCAACTTGAAATGCAGAAGGCAGCGGCCAACGACGATCTCAAGCGAGATCAGATGGCGCAAGACTTGTTGGTAAACGCCGCCAAGATTTATGGCGAGTACGGCACGTCGGTTGACGTGGCCCGCATCCAAGCTGAGCAAGACAAAGCCCGCATGATCGGCGGCATGGCTCAAGGGATGCCGCAGCAATGACAACAGAAATACGCATAGAGGCCGACGAGGCCCGCCGTTTGAAAAACGACACTGCATTTAAGCAGTTTATGCAGAGTGTGCGCGAAAACCAAATGCAGGTTTTTGCGAGCAGTGGGGCAGCTGACGTGGCTGCCCGTGAAGAGGCTCACGCGATAATCCGTGCGCTTAACCAGATCGAAGTGACCCTTGACGCTGCACTTGCAGCAGAGACGCTTTTGGATCGCAAGCAAAGGACGTAGCACCGATGGAATCGACTACCCTAGAAGACGCAGTAGATAGCCTACTCGCACCCTCAGAGGAAACTTCTGAGGACAATAATTTTGACGCAGCTGTGGACGCAATGATTGAGCCTGATGACGATCAGTCTGAAGAAGTTGAGGTTGCAGACGAAGAGCAAAATGACGTTGAGGCATCCAGCGAAGATCAAGGCGATGATCTTGATGATGTCGAAATTGACGACGAAGACCTAGTAGAGGCACAAGCTGAAGACACCAATCTCATCCCCGTCAAAGTTGACGGAAAAGAAGAGATGTGGACACTGGATCAGTTAAAGCAATCTGCTGCGGGACAAGCGGCAATTAATAAACGGTTCCAAGAAGCCGCTGAAGCGCGCAAGCAAATTCAGCAGCAGGCAGCCGTATTGCAACAGCAGCAGCAACAAATTTTGCAGCTGCACCAGCAAGCACAAAACGGTGGACTGCAAGCCCCAACCCCGCCAACACGCGAGTTGTTTGAAAGTGACCCAATCGGGTACATGGAAGAGAAACTCAAGTATGACGAGAGTAAGGCACAGTACGACCAAAACTTATTCCAAATGCAACAAATGCAGCAGCAACAAGCTCAGCGGCAGACGCAGGCGCACCAGTCGTATCTGCAAGAGCAGGCTGAAATCTTGAAGCAACACATCCCAGAGATGGCTGACCCAGAAAAGGGTGAGCGATTGAAGGGTGAGCTGGTTAATGTTGGCATGGAATATGGCTTTACGGCAGACGAAATGGCTGCCGTGTCAGATGCACGTTATGTGCGAGCGCTGAATGACGCCCGCAAGTACCGCGCACTGGTGGCCAAGCGCAAATCAACACAGGCCAAAGGTGAGAAAGCCCGGCCAGTGGTGAAAGCTGGTGCGAAAAAGCGGCAAGACGGAAATGTTGCAACTCGTAAAAAAGCGCAGTCGCGCTTGCAGAAAACTGGCTCAATCGACGACGCATTGAGCTTGATCTTAAATCAGTAAGTCTTTGAAAGGACACACTAATGGCACAGCCAACCAACACATTTGATACCTATGATTCCGTAGGCATCCGTGAAGACCTCAGCGATGTTATCCACAACATTTCGCCAGAGGAAACACCCTTTTACAGCAAGTCTGCTAAAAAGGCCGCACGCAACACTTTCGTAGAGTGGCAGACAGACAGCCTCCGCGCTTCTGCCGCCAACGCTCACATCGAGGGTGACGCAACCACTGCCGAGGCTCGCACAGCGACCACAAGGCTCGGAAATTACACGCAAATTTTCAAAAATGCGGTCGTGGTATCCGACTCCGACGATAATGTTGATAATGCAGGTCGCGCAAAAGAGATCGCATATCAAACCTTGAAAATCGCCAAAGAGCAAAAATTGGACATCGAAAAAGCACTTTTCGACAACAATGCTCGTGCAGCTGGCTCTTCTTCAGTTGCTCGTGAGCTTGCAGGCGCACCAGCTTGGTTGACAACAAACACCGTAGCTGGTTCCGGTGGTGCAGACCCAACCGGGGACGGTACAGACGCTCGCACAGACGGCACACAAGCTGCTTTCTCACAAGCCAACTTTGACACTGTTATGCAGTCAATCTGGGTTGCTGGTGGTAAGCCTGACACAGTGTATCTGTCTGCATTCCAAATGAATGTAGCTCTGGGCTTCACAGGTAACAACAACCAGCGTTCCAGCGTACAAGCTGGCGACGAGCGCGTTGTTAAATCCTTGGCTGTGTACGTCACACCTTGGGGTACTGTAGAGTTCATGCCATCCCGCGAAAACCGTTCGCGCGACGTGTTCATCATGCAAGACAACATGTGGGAAGTTGCTTCCCTGCGTGGCACGAAGAACGTGGCATTGGCCAAGACCGGCGATAATACCACCAGACAAGTTGTGACAGAACTCACACTCTGCGCAAAAAATGAAGCCGCGAACGGCATCATTGCCGACTGTACAACTTCATAAATTACAAGAATGGGGGCGGGAGACTGCCCCCATTTTCACTTTAAACGGAGACTAAAATGACAAAAGCCACAGTAACCGTTGCAAATGTTTTTACATCTGCTGGCAAGTTTTTCAAAGGCGACGTGATCGACCTTCCCGCTGACGAAATCAAAGCAATAAACGAAATTCGCGCTGGTGCGCTTGAGGCTGAAAAGCCAGTGGCCAAAGCCAAAGCGCCAGCAAAGAGAAAACGCGCTCGCAACGAGAACGGCACTCTTCGCGCTGACAATCCGTCTACCATCCACATCAACGAGGCTTGGGTAAATGATTAATACATCAACCAAGATTTCTGAAAATATCTCGTTTGATAGCGATGACAACATGGTTATAAAGCGGACCTTTGACGCATCACACATGCTCAAGGACGCTGCACAGGCCCGTGAGGTAACGAAGAACAGCTTTGCCTCCGACTACAAGCACGTCGGCAATGTTGACCTAGCTTTGCTCAATGTGTGGCTAAAAGAGGCTGGAGTGGCTTGGACCGATACACAAGCGGTCAAAGATGTGTTAAAACGTAAGCTAATGAGCAGCGAATTTAGCGCCCTTCGGGTCTGGGAAGGCAGTTACTAAAATGGAAATGGACGCGATCTTGAATATACTTTTTGCGGTTGTCATCGGCGGACTTGGCTGGTGGCTGAAGACGCAGCGGGAAGAGCTGGATCGCCTCCGCATTTTACTTAATCGCAGCCGTGAGGAAATGGCGAAAGAGTATGTGACCAAGACTGACAGCAATCAAGTTCTCTTGCAGATTATGAGTAAGTTTGATCGGCTTGAGGAGAAAATTGACAGATTGATGGAGAGATAAATTGCTTTGCGCTCTGGTCTTTGTGGGCTTCGGACACGCATGGGTGCAGGGTGTAGGCAATGTTCTGGTGAAGTCGTGTTACTACAACTGCGGCAGTGAGAAGATAACAAAGGTGCAGTGGTATGATCGCAAGTATAGCGTGCCGTCGCATTACGTCTGCCCAGTGAGGTTTGCAGAAGCATGATTGAAGTTTTAGCCCTCGCAAGTGCTGTTAGCACAATATCTGGAAGCATTAGCTCTGCTGTGCAGGCTGGGAAGGACGTTGGGTCAATACTTCCTCAGTTTGGCAAGCTGGCAAAGCTAGAAGCTGATATAAATTTAGCGGAAAAGGGCCGACACAAAGGCCCGCTCGGGAGGCTTACCTCTACCGAGGAAGAGGGCTTCGCAATTGCAAACGCGAAAATGAAGCACAAAGAGGCAATGGATACGCTCCGCAGCCATTGTCGCTTGTATGGACCACCGGGCATGTGGGAGACAGTGCAACGCGAAATGGGCGCAGCTAGAGCAAGGCAGAAGAAAGCTCTGGAGGAACAGGCTGCAAAGCGTGACCGCATCTTTTACTTCATTACGATTGCGATAGCCTGCATAGTTTTTGCAGTCGGCAGCGGCGGATTGATATGGGTCGCAGCGTTGCTTGCCGAAGAGGTGAAATAATGTGGGTCTTGATTTGGTTTCAGCTTTCTACAAGCGTCATTCACTTCGAGGTCGGGCAGTATGGCTCTGAAAAGGACTGCACGGATGAGCTGCGCAGGGCGTCTGTTCTGGTGACGAAGAATAATGAATATTTGCAGTGCTTGAAAATTACGAAAGGTAAATAGAATGGCACACACGATACTTGATGACTGGAAAGTTCTGCCGCGTTTGATGATGCTGGCGGTTACTGTGCTGACCTATCAGGCGGTGCATTGGTTTATGAGCCTAGATGATCCCAGCGTTGCCCAGTCAGGGCTTGTCAGCGTCTGCATGGGGGCGCTTACAGGCTGCTTTGGCATCTGGATGGGTAAGGAGAGCAAAACGAGCGTAACCAGCACTGGTTCAAGTTCTAAGGTAGAGTATGAGGTGGGACAATGATTGGTCAGATAATCGGTTCACTTGGCGGCCTTGCGGCAAGCTACATTGACGGCAAAACTGCCGTGAAGAAAGCGGAAGCTGAGACCAAGATGAAAATCGCCACTGGCGAGATTAGCTGGGAGCAAGCCGCCATTGAGGCCAGCAATAATTCGTGGAAGGATGAGGCGTGGACAGTGGCCTTCATCGCCATTGTGCTGGGCAGCTTCATTCCGGGCATACAGCCTTACATGGCGCAAGGTTTCGCCAATCTGGATGCTGCACCGCAGTGGTTCCAGTGGGCAATGTATGCGAGCATTGCGGCGAGCTTTGGCATACGCACAGTGAAGGGGTTAAAGAAGTAATGTTTCTCGCGGCCTTACTCGTATGCTCAACGCTACAAGCGCAGTCCTGTGCGGTGGTCGCAAACTTAAAAAATATATGGTACACAGAGGCCGAGTGCCAAGCCGACGCGATGAACTTTGCTTTGGAGTTAGTTGACAAAGGTTTTTCAGTTAGGCCGTATTGCTTCAAAGTTGGAGAAAACACATGAGTAGAGCCACACCAGCAAAAGGTAAGGCGCGCGTCAAGGTAACGGCGTCTGGAAAGAAGGTCAGCTACGGTCAGGCGGGCAAGGCGAAGGGTGGCGGCCCACGGGTCAAGCCCGGCACATCCAAGGGCGATGCGTATTGCGCACGTTCTGCCGCGCAAAAGAAAAAGTTTCCCAAGGCTGCGGCTGATCCAAACAGCCCGCTAAATCTTTCACGCAAGCGCTGGAAATGCAGCGGCACTAAATCGAAGAGGACTTGATGAAATGGGACTGTATTCAAACATCGCAAAAAAGCGTGCGCGCATTAAAGCCGGAAGCGGAGAGAAAATGCGCAAGCCCGGCACTAAGGGAGCGCCAACGGCCAGTGCATTTAAAGCGGCTGCCAAGACAGCAAAGAAAAAGGCTAAAAAATGAGCAAGGCAATGGCAACGCTCCAAGCTAAAATCGGCGCAAAAGCTGATGGCGAGTTTGGGCCAAATACAGCGCGAGCAATCGCAAAACACTTCAACCTATCCCCGGCGCGCGGCGCTCACTTGATGGGGCAAGCATCGCACGAGAGTGGCGGCTTCAAGCGCACCCGTGAGAGCCTGTACTACAGCACGCCAGAGCGCATCCAAGCTGTCTGGCCTTCTCGCTTTCCAACCGTTGAGGATGCAGAGCCTTATGCTAAGAATCCGAATGGTCTTGCTGGCAAGGTCTACGCTGGCCGCATGGGCAATGAGAATGAGGCGCAGGCCAGCTTGTACATTGGTCGGGGGTTTCTTCAGTTGACCGGGCGGAATAATTATCGGGCGTTTGCGTCTGACATGGGCGTGCCGAAGGTTATGACTGACCCGGACTTGGTGGCTGACGAATATGCCTTTGAGACTGCGCTGTGGTTCTTCAACAAGAATGGATTGTTTACCATTGCCGACGAAGGCGTGACGGATGACGCCATCAAGCGCATCACTCGCCGTGTGAACGGCGGCTATCATGGCTTGGATGATCGAAGCAACCAGAGCAAAAAAATCCACACTTGGCTCATGGCTTAGTTTAGCTAAGTTAGCTAAGTGGCGAAGCAAGACCAAAAAGCAAGCGCGGCGGTAGGTAGGGCCGGAGAGCATTTGGCCCTCGCCTACTTATCGTTGGCTGGCTACATCTGCACGCTCTGCCAGATTAAAGATCACGATGCGTATATACAAACGGATACACAGACGTTGACCTTGCAGGTGAAGACGGCCAGCAAGACGCACAAGACCAGCAATAGATACGCATTTCACACACCCAAAAAGAACGTCGATGTGTCAGACGTGTTTGCGTTTGTATCCATTGATTTGGGCGCTGTGATCTTCCGCCGGGGCGATGAGCTGACCTCTGTGACAACATATATTTCGCCAGAGGAATTTATGGATGAAAAGCAGTCGATGCAAAAAACATTCGACAGCTTCAAATAATCGCTTGTGACCGGGCGCGGCTTTGATTAGAAAGTCTGAGTGGGTGGCTCAACCGTAACCGTTGTTTATTGGTTTTGCGTTACCGAATGTGCCAGCATCACGCCACCCACACGACTTCAAAATATAATTGCGACCAGCATCATTAAGCCAGCGCCGCTTGCGAAGCCAAAGATGGCTCCGATCAGACCCGCTGCGTTTATCATGCGCTCAAGTTCTTTGTCGTCCATCAATCATCATCCTCAAAACAGTTGTTCAACGGCTGAATAGGTTGCTTGCTAAACACCCAGCGCCACTGCCGCTTGGTATAGCCCGGCACTTCAACAAAGTCTCGCACGCGGTAAACCTTGTTCGCCTCCCACATTTTCTTGAGATAGCTTGACGTGCGCGGCACACTGTCTCCCAGCAGCTCAGCGGCCTCTGCTGCCGTAATGCGCTGGTCATACGGGATCAAAGCAAACAGGCGCTTGCCTTGTTCAATGCTGTGCTGTTTGCTGGCCTCAGCTGCGCGCTGCATAGATGGGGCCACAGTTGTCGGCCTGCGCGGGCCAGATGGTAGGGCCTCACGTTTGCGCTGGCGATACATGAGCGTTTCAAACTCCCAGATGCAGTGCGCGTATGTGATCTCAAAGCGCTCATGCTTATCGGTCACACCCTCCAGCTTGGCCCTCAATCGCTCTGCTGCGTCTTTTGCATCTCGCGCTTTAGCACGTCGATTAGCGCTTGCTGCTCTTCCAGCCGCTGCTTCAAGTTTGGCCTCATCGCCGTCTTCGCCTCCGTCAGCATTATGCTGTTGATCCGCTCCAGCCTTTTTATAATAATCTGAGTTTGGTCCGTATTCACGTTTCTTCCTTTCAAGTTTTATGTTCGCAGCCGAACAAATGCGATGTATTGTTGACGGTGACACCCGCAGTAATTCTGCCGTCTCAATCTGAGACATACCTTGCTGTGCGCAATCAAGAACGTGACGGGTAAGTGCCTCTGGATCGTATTTCATTCGTCTTCCTCCAACGCTTCAATCTGGCCTACGCCACCACAGTTGTCGCAATCCTCCATGACGGATTCAAAGTCGCCGTGCCAAGTTGAGCTTTGGCGGACCCAAACATCGCGCTCAACCTCGCCTTCGCCATCGCATTCTGGGCAGTTAATTATATTGGTCATAGCATTACGCTCCTGATGAACAATGGCACTGCAAACAGAGCCAAGAGGAATATGATTTCGGCGGCAATTTCTAGCTTATGTTTCATTGTGGTTCTCCCTAAACTACCGAAATGCGAGCAAGTGCCTCACGGCTGCAACGGAACGCCTCTTGCGCCACATCGTCCATGCTGGCGTATTTCGTTGAGCCAATCATTGAGCCAAAGCGAAGACGGTACGTTCCGTCATCCATAAGCTCACACTCACCTCTTGCGCCATCTTCTGAAACCATTTTGTAGCGATTTGCGTATTTATGGCGGGTTTTAGTTGCCTTGTAAGAATTAGTCATGTCAGTCTCCATCTGTTTATACAATCACTTTAATCCGCAAATCATCCTATGTAAATACTAAAGATGCACTTGCATAAACTTTTTTTAGGATGTAACGTCCTATCAAATTAACCTTGGAGGGTGACATGAAGAAAGAAAGTCGAGTGGTCTTAACTGAAGCCCAGCATGAGGCGCTGACGTTAGCCGCCGAGCGTGCTGGCATGGCGCTGGCCACGTTTATTCGGTCGGCAGCTATTAACGCTGCGGCCAACGTAGGGATTTACGCTGAACAGCCGCGAGCTGACTGATGGTCAACGGGCGCAATAAGGGCGCATCATTTGAGCGTGAAGTTGCCAACATGCTGCGCGATGAGCTGGGCATCGGCTTCAAGCGCGATCTGGAGCAATACCGGGCCGGCGCTCACGCTGACCTGATCCCAGACGATCCGGCATTCCCGTTTACCTTGGAGCTAAAGCGTTACAAGGACGGCCCAATCGGCGGTGCGCCTGCATGGTGGGAGCAAGTTAAAACCGCCGCCGAGCGTGAGCAGAAGATGCCGTGCCTGATTTACAAATACGACCGCAAGCCAATGCGATGTGTGATCCCGCTGGCTGCGTTGACCGATTGCGATCACGATTACACGGTGGAGGTCGATTTTGAGACCTTCTGCTATATTGCTAGGGAGGCAATGCAATGACTGAAATAAAACTTACAGGCAAAGAAGACCTTTGCGAAGTTTCCGAAAAAAATTACTTTCCTACTGGTCGAAATTGGTCAGACGACAGCAAATCATTTGAAAAAATATTAAATGATAGTTGTGACTTTGCTCTTCGCCTTGGGATGCTTGAGGCGTTGGATTCAATGTTTCTGAACATTAATGTAGTTGATGGGAAACCTGAATTTACGGCTTATGTAGCAATCGCTGACCACAAATTTTCGGCGTTAAAGGTTTTAGACAACAGCTTTATTCAAGGAGACGTTGATTGTGATATGAAGTTAAGATTTGATTATCCCGACAACGAATTTACGGCGGAGATTGTTGAATGATCCCTGCTGACAAATTATCCAACACGGAATACCATGCCAAAAAGGATCACATATCGTCATCTGACGTTAAGATGGTCCACAGCAAATCGCTGGCACATTGGAAGGCGAATACATACAGCCCAAGCCCAGTGTTTGATATGGGAACCGCCGTACACGCAATGGTGCTAGAGGATGGCAAGGGTATCATCCGTGGGCCGGAGACCCGCCGGGGCAAGGCTTGGACGGAAGCACATGAAGAAGCACAGGCAAACGATCAGACCTTGCTGACCGCCGCCGACTATGACCTTGCGCGGAATATTGCCGATAGCGTGCTGTTTCACCCAGTGGGGCAACGCATGGCTGGGCCGACAACGGTTAACGAGGCCAGCTTCTTTGCCACCGACCCTGAGACTGGGCTGAAAATCAAGTGCCGCCCAGATAGCTATTGGGATGCCAAAGGTGTCCTATACGATCTCAAGACGTGTCAGGATGCCAGCCCCCGAGGCGTGGCTAAAGATATGGTGTCCTACAACTACGCAATTCAGCAAGCCTTTTACATGCACTGCATTGAGCAGGCAGGATATGAGGCGTCACAGTTTGTATTTGTTCACGTCGAGAAATCAGGCGCACACGCAATCTCGACAAATATAATACATGAGGAATATCTTGACTGGGCCAAGGGCGAAATGCACATGACCCTGCGCAAGATTGCTAAAGCCAACGAGGCCCAGAAGTGGGACACTGGTTGGTCAGATCAAACTAATGTGATTGATCTACCACGATGGCTGCGTTTAGATGCAGTCGAACTTTAATAGCTTGGAGAAAAACAGATGGCTAAAACAGACTTTAAACCCGTAATGATCCGCAATGTGGAGTTTAAGTACCCCCGGCTAAACGCTTGTTATCGCTACAATACTTCAGAGAAGAAGAGCGAAGAGTGCGCGCCAACAGCGTCAAACGCGGCTTACTCTATAGCTTGGGAGATGCAGGCCGACGAAGCCAAGACGCTGCACGCCGAGCTGAAGGCACACTACGAGACGTGCCAGACGAAAGCGCCATTCAACAAAATATTTGGCATGAAGAAACTTGACAGCGGCAACTATGAATTCCGCGCCAAGCGCAACGGCACAAACAGCCAAGGTCAGCAGAACGAAAAGCCTCGCGTCATTGACGGCATGAAGCAACCGCTGGCCGACACAGCTTTCTGGGGTGGCTCAAAGGGCAGCATCAAGGTGACAGCGTATCCCGTGACCGATCCAGACGGCAACGGTGGCATCTCGCTGCTGATCGACACCGTGCAGGTCACGCACGCAGTGTATGGGGGCGGAGGCCTAGATGACTTTGACGAAGTGCCAACAACGATGTCAGGCGGCGTTGATGCTTCGCTAGATGACTTTGGCCCCGCCGCCGCACCAGCTCAGTCACCAGCGCAAGACATGGCCGACGCGCTCGACGGGGATGAGATACCCTTTTAAGCAAAAGAAAACCCCCGGCAGTTGGGACGCTGCCGGGGGTTACAGTGAAAGCGAACCCACGATTGGATGGAGAAAGGTCCGAACATGCACAGACTAACAAAGACAAGCGAAGTTGGCAAGAAAGAGCTGCTACTTGCGGCCGGTGCGCGCGACACTCGCATCAATCAAACCGGGTCAGAATACGACGGCATCACAATCGGTAAAATAGCTAAACTCGTCAGCGAACCGCAGGCGACCGAAAAGGCCGACGCGCTGTTCTTCATTCCGTCAACTTATCGCGAACATGATGGCAGAAATCACGCGACACAGCGCGAGCATGGCGAGTATTGGATGCTGGCCATTGACGTTGACGAGGGCGACCCATCGCTCACCGAGGTCAAGTCAGCCGTTGAGCGTGTCACCGGCAACGCATCCTCACTGATCTATTCGTCATCCGGGGCAACAGAAGACAACCGCAAGTGGCGTGCGCTCATCCCGCTGTCAGAGCCGATCAGCGGTGAGGACTACGTTGACGCCCAGCTGGCACTGTTTGATCTCATGCAGCAGGAAGGCATCACTTGTGACGCAGCCCTCTCACGCACGGGTCAGCCGATCTTCCTTCCGAACGTGCCGCCGGCTCGACGTGACAACTTCGGGCAGCCAGAGTTTTATCATGGCCTGCGCAATCGCGGTGAGGGCTTGCTGATCCCAACCGAAAGTAAAATTTGGGCAAACCTAGAGTTTCGCCGGAAGAATGAAGCCATTGCAGCAGAACGTGCCGCAGCCGAGCGCCAGCTGCGCGCACAGCAGCGTGAAGAAAAGCGAAAAGATTTCGATGACGTTGATCCAGTTGCCGAGTTCAACCGTAATAATACAATAGCCGACATGATGCTGCGCCACGGTTACGAGAAACTGGGCCGATCAGACAGCTACCGATCCCCAATGCAGACATCTGGCTCACACGCCACCAAAGATTTCGGCACACACTGGGTCAGTCTGTCAGGCTCAGACCGGGCCGCTGGCATTGGCCAGACCAGCGCAGAGTTTTGCTGGGGTGATGCCTTCGATCTTTACTGCTACTTTGAGCATGACAACGACATGCGGGCCGCCGTGCGCACTTACGCCGCCGAGCTGCGTCCCAGCAAGTTTGATGAAGTCAACCAACAGTTACCTGAGCCAGATGACGGGCTGGATGACTTTGATACCATACCCGACCCCCAGATTGAGCCTGAGAGCCAACCTGAGCCTGTACCTAAGCTCGAATGGCCAACGCCCGTCGGAACTATTGACGAAGCAAGTTTACCTCGCAGGCGGTGGATTTACGGGCATCACCACATTCGCGGCTTTGTCAGCGTCACGGCGTCAGCTGGTGGCATCGGCAAAACTTCGCTCACAATGGTTGAAGCGCTGGCTGTGGTCACTGGTCGGCCACTGCTGGGCGAGAAGGTACATGAGCCAACAAATGTTTGGATCATAAACCTAGAAGATGACATGGCCGAGATGCAAATCAGACTGGCCGCAGCCATGAAGCAACACAACGTCACGCACCCAGAGATAGCAGGCAAACTGTTCATGGATGCGGAAGACACAATTGGCATCACTCTGGCTGCGGAAACCAGAGACGGCATCGAGACCAATGACGCCTTCCTCAGCCACATGCGAGATAAGATAAAAGCCAACGGCATCGGCCTTGTCATCATTGATCCATTCATATCGACGCACGAAGTCAACGAGAACTCGAATATGAGTGTGCAGAAGGTGGTCGCAATGCTGCGCCAGCTGGCCAGAGAGGCTGGCTGCGCCGTGCATGTGGTTCACCATGTGCGCAAAGGCAACGGAGAGGATGCTGATATTGACAGCGTGCGCGGCGCTGGTTCACTGATCGGCGCAGCCAGAGCAGCCAGAGTTATCAATAAAGTTAAGTTTGAGGACGCCGTGGCGCTCGGTGTGCCAGAGGCCAGCGCGACAGGTGTCTTCCGGGTAGATGACGGCAAAGCCAATCTCAGCGCACCTCTGCCAGCGGATAAGGCAATCTACCGGCGCATGGTCAGCACGAAGCTAGACAACGGAGAATACGTCGGTGTGGCCGTTGAGTTCAAGCTGCCCGATCAGTGGGCGGGTATGACAACCCGTGTGGTCAACAATATGCTTGATCTGATCGACAAAGGCCCAGAGGACGGCGAGAAGTATTCTATCAGGCCGCAGGACAAGCAGCGCTGGGTCGGCTCAGTCATCACAAACTACAGGTTCTCAGACCTAGACCACACAAAGACAGCAGGGCAGGCAAAGGCAATCCTGCGCCAGTGGAATGACGAAGGTCTGCTGGAGGAAATTGTCTATCACAGCCCAAGCCAGCGCAGGGAGCGCAAGGGCGTCGTATCGACGGGCAGAGTAGGGGAGATGAACTGATGATTAAGGCGTGTGAATATAAAGCGTGCTGCAACTTTTTCACGCTGGGGCGGAAAAAGAAATTCTGCTCTACGCGGTGCAATTTAAACAGCGGCAGGCAGGCGTGGGAGCTTCGCAACGCTGATAAATATAAGGCCAACGAAAATAAGCGCAGAAGGAAAAAGTATGAAGCCGACGCGGAGTATCGTCAAAAATGTGTAAGTAGAGCGAGCAATATTTACCAATCGCTAACAATAGAGCAACGCAGGCAGCGCAGCCAAGATCAACGTGAGCGCGACCCGGAGGCCCATAAAGACTACATGCGGAACTATATGGCAGAACGGGCGGAAAACGATATAAACTTTAAGATAAAGGGCGTGCTGCGCGCTAGGGTAAGGGCGGCAATCATACGCAGCGGCGGAGAGAAGTCATGCAGGACAATGCAGCTCGTGGGCTGCTCTGTGCCACACCTACGCCAGCACCTTGAGGCAAAGTTCACTGATGGCATGACGTGGGACAATCACGGCGAGTGGCACATAGACCACATCAAACCTTGCGCAACATTTGATTTAACCTGCGAGAAGCAGCAGCGCGAGTGTTTTAACTATATAAACATGCAACCGTTGTGGGCGGTTGATAACTTAACAAAGGGAGCGAGGCATAATGAGACGTGAGTGGACAGAAGATTACAGCGATTGCTTCTACAGGTACAACGACGGCGAAGAGGAGCAAAACGCAATGGAGTTCGCCAGCTTTGCAAACGAAAACCCAAATATAAATTTCTACTGGCCAAACTACGATAACGCGCCGTGGCACTTGCAGTGTATAATAGAGATCAAAGGCGAGGCCACAGAACTTAACTTCTGGCCACATAAGTCAAAGGGCCAGTTTAAGTATGAGAAAGCCATTGAGCCTCTGGGCAAGTTTATCGATGAGTTTAACAGCAGGCTACAACCAAACGATGAGGATGATTTCGATGTTATCGAGTAGTGCGTCAGTGGAAAATTTCAGTGACGCATGTGTGACGCGCAGTGACGCATTGCTGAAATTCGGTCAATTTGTGGGTGATTCGGAAATCGAGCAAACCCCTTATTTATATAGTGCGTCAGTGGATTTGCTGAATTTTCCTACGGAAAATTTACCTCCAGTGACGCACTTTGTCAAGGCGCAGGTCTTAAAAAGAGTTCGCAAAAGCGAACACTCTCTTTTTTTGAGACGACCAGCAGCTCCACTGTCCCGCCTTCCTTCGCTGGCGCGAAGTCGGGCCAGAGGCGCAGCTTTGCGTCCTAACTCCTGCTGGCAGGGTTATCAGGGTTTACGGGAGCTGGTCCACAATGGTTAAAAAAGCAAAAGCCAAGTCTGATAAGGCTAAAGCGGCGATGGCCAATCGTGGCACGTTTGAGAGCAAGCATACGAACTATGGCAAGCCAATCCACTACAAGGTAGCAGCAGCGGTCGAGCCGTTTAGCTTTGCGTCAGCAGCGGCGGCTAAGGTGTGGGGAGATACGCTGGTTGATTGCGTGCCGCCAGCATACGCGCTGCGTTACCGTGAGCTGAGAGGCCAGCTGGAAGCCGCAATGGTCGCGGAAGACTACGCGCTGTGTGTCGAGCTGGCCACAAGCCTGATTAAAGCGCTCAAGGTGATGAACGTGAAGGCAAGGCAGGATGGACATGAGCCGCCAAAGGTTGACGGGCATATAGCCGAGTTTAAGGGGAAGACATACTGCTTCCTCGCCAGCGGTGATCTGGCAGCTGTCAGGCGCAAGTATCCAACGTGGGCCGTGTATCATATCAGCGAGGTCTGCGCCGTCATGAGCGTGCGCACAGATGAGATGATGGCAGCTGTGACGAAAGAGTTTGCCGGGGCGAAGGTTGTGGAAGTCCGGGTGCTTGATGATGAGATTAACTTTGAACCAACAGGAGAGTGAGATGACGAAGAATGTACGCACAACGGTGCTGGAGGAAGCCATCGGGCTGATTAACGGGCCGAGACAGGCTCACTATGGGACGCCGCAGGAGAACTTCGGTGCAACGTCGCACATGTGGTCAGCCTATCTGGGCATCAAGGTATCGCCCGGCGACGTGTGCAGGCTCATGTGCTTGCTCAAGCTGGCGAGGCTGCGCAATGGGCCGCATCACGACAGCAGCTGCGATGGCGCTGCATACTTGGCGCTGGGCTGTGAGCTGGATGAGGGTATGCTTGACGTGCCGACAGAGCAGCCTTAACGTAAGCAGCAGGCAGCGCATCCTCCCGCGCTGTCCAACTTGCCCTCGACGGTTTTTTGCATCCAGTTTGTCCGTCGGGGGCATTTTTGTATCTGAGGTAAACATATGTCGCACAGGATTAGAATGAGCCTTGACGTAGCGTGCGAAGATGATGACGCAGCGGAGGCAGAGTTTACATGGCTGGCAGAGTACGTTGCGGAGCGGCTCAATCATGGAGCAGACATGCAGCGCATCGTGCAGGCAATGGTGGAGGCTCTACTTGAGCTTGGGGAAGATGCAGGGCTGATGGCCGGGGTGAATGATACCATACACTGAGCGAGGCTGTGCGTGAGTGTGAGGGGTGAAGCTCTCCGCGACACTGGTTGGCATCGACGCGCCGGGTGCGCTCGCTTAATTGAACAAGCGTTCAATTACAAGTCCTCAATACTACATGTTGTGTTTGCTGGTGCTGGCGCAGTTAACAATAACGCCGAAACAAGCTAAGTCACTGTAAACATTAGCGGCATGACTTTACATATGATGGATTATGGCATTTTTCTGTTAAACGACACTCAAAATAGCCCTCCCCGGTCAATGTTTCGACGGGGGAGTGTGTGTGTAGTTTTCCGCACACACGCTCGCGAAAAAAATGTTGACCACCTATTCCAAAACAATTAACTGTTAAGCGACACCAGATGGAGGATATGTCAAATGTGCAGTAATTGTGATCGAGATGATGTCATGTCGCGCGGGCTTTGTTCGGCCTGTTATATGCGTGCGCGCCGCATTCAGCAGAAGGGTGGCTTAGAGTTTCGCCGCCCGCGTGGTGAGAGCGAGGCTCTAGCGCTGGCGAATAAGCAGCTCTGGCAGCATAGGTTTACGAGCAAGATTGATGTGTCAAGCGACGGCTGCCATGAGTGGACGGGCGGCAAGACGAAGGGTGGCTACGGTATGTTTAATGCTATGGACCGCTCGGTCTTGGCTCACCGAATGGTTTACCGCCTCGCGGGCAATGGCTTCCATGATGTTGTGATGCACACATGCGATAACCCGAGTTGCTGCAATTTGGCCCACCTCCGCGGCGGTAGCTACAAGGACAACACGGCTGACATGGATGCGAAGGGTCGGCGTCGGCCCGGACGCGCTGACCACTTGCGTGATCGAGCGAGCCATCCTCGCGCTCGCGCAGTATTTACGCCGCTGGGTGAATTTGCTTCTGCCGCGTTGGCCGCTGACGCGCATGGGCTTGCCGCTGGCACGGTTCAGCGAAAGTGCCGCGATGGTGAGGCTGGGTACGGTTACATTTAAGCCCCCCCGGCCCCCTCTTGCCAACCGATGCTCACTCAGAGTAAAATTTAAAAAAACGGGAGTTACCACGATGGCTGGGAAGGCTTTACGCAAGCGCATTTTGGCTGATGTCGCCAAGAACGGCGGCGCTGAGTATATATTTGATCGCTTATCGTCTGGCACTACGCTGACGGCGATGGCGAAGGAGTTTGAGTGCAGTCGGGAATATTTGCGCAACAGTTTGCATACTGTGCCGGAGTACAAGACGGCGCTGGAGAATGCCAAGTTGACGGCAGCTGACGCGTTGGTTGAGCAGGGCTTGGAGATGGTTGACGCGTTAGATGGCGGCAGCTCAACGCAGGAGATTGCTGCCACGCGTGAGAAGGTGCAGTGGCGCAAGTTTATGGCTGGCTCGTATAATCAGGAGCGTTACGGCAATCGGCCTCAGACCAACGTTACGATTAGCGTGAGCGACATGCACTTGGACGCGTTACGCAAGGTTAATGCTGACTTGGCTCAGATTAACGCTGAGGATCGCCAGCGTGAGGCGATGGCTATTGACGCGGATTACGAGGATGTCACAGATGAGTGAAGCTAACCCGTTAGAAGAGTTTGTGCTGCGTTACCGTGACGACCCTGCGTTGTTTGTGCAGGAGGTGCTGGGCGCTACTCCGCACGATTATCAGGCTGAGTTTCTGCGGGCTGTTGCGGACGGTGAGCGCAAGGTGAGCATTCGCAGCGGCCACGGCACGGGCAAGTCTACGTCGGCCAGCTGGATTATGCTTTGGTTTGTTTTGCTGCGTTTTCCGAACAAGGTTGTTGTTACAGCGCCGACCAGTGGCCAGCTGTTTGATGCTTTGTTTGCCGAGCTAAAGCGCTGGATTAATGAGCTGCCGCCGCAGTTGAAGGTTTTGCTTACGGTTAAATCTGACCGGGTTGAGTTGAACGCGGCCCCAAGCGAGGCTTTTATTTCGGCTAGGACAAGCCGTGCGGAGACGCCGGAGGCGTTGGCTGGGGTTCACTCGGAGAATGTGCTGTTGGTTGTGGACGAGGCTTCTGGTGTGCCTGAGAAGGTGTTTGAGGCTGCTGCTGGCTCGATGTCTGGCCACGCTGCTACTACGATTTTGCTGAGCAACCCGACGCGTTCATCTGGCACGTTTTACGAAAGCCAGACGCGGATGGCTGACAGCTGGTGGACACGGCGTTGGTCGTGCATAGATAGTCCGCTTGTGTCTGACGAGTTTGTTGACGAGATGCGCGCAAGGTACGGCGAGGAAAGCAACGCCTTTAGAATCAGGGTGTTGGGCGAGTTTCCTATGGCGGATGACGACACGATCATTCCGTTTCACTTGGTTGAGAGTGCGATCCATCGTGACATTGAAGCAACGCCTGACGTTAAGCCGATTTGGGGTTTAGACGTTGCGCGCTTTGGCACGGACAAAACTGCGCTGTGCAAGCGTTATGGCAATGTTGTGACTGAGATTACCAGCTGGCAGGGCTTGGATTTGATGCAGACAGTTGGCCGCGTTATGGCCGAATACGAAGGCTTGCCGCCTTCTATGCGGCCTAGCGAGATACTAGTTGATAGTATTGGAGTTGGCGGCGGTGTGGTTGACAGGCTGCGCGAGCTTGGCGCGCCAGTCAGAGGCATTAATGTTGGCGAGGCTCCGGCTATGGGCAAGACTCACATGAACCTGCGCAGTGAATTGTGGTTTAAAACAAAAGGTTGGCTTGAGGATCGGTCATGCAAGCTGCCGAAGGACGACCAGCTGCTCGCGGAGCTGACTGCGATTAGATACAGCTTTACATCGTCAGGCAAGATGAAAGCTGAGAGTAAAGATGAAATGCGCAAGCGTGGGTTAAAATCGCCTGACCTTGCGGATGCGCTTTGCCTGACAATGGCTAGCGACGCTGCGACTGCATTGTCTGGTGCGATGTCAAGTTGGAAGCAATCTATTAAACGCAACTTGAAAGGTATTGCTTAAAGGCCGTGCCGGTTTGTGTATGAGTATTTTTCTGCTGCTTTTTTTCGAGCTGCAATTGCTTCCTCTTTTTTGTAAAAAAAGCCAACGTACTTTCTGCGACCCTTAAAATTTATTGTTGCGGCCCATTTTTTATTATTTTTCAACCAAGAAACCCCAGTATGCCCGCTGGTATTGTCTTTTCTTTTTCTTGAATTTTTTACGTTAACGGCTTGGCTAACATCTCTTAAATTTTCAATTCTATTGTCGTCTCTTATGCCGTTTATATGGTCTATTTGTTGCTCTGGCCATTGGTTAAAATAAATTGCCCAGCACACGCGGTGAGAGGAGAATGTCATATTAAATACCTTTCCTCTTTTATATCCATCTGGGTTGTAAACTTTAAATGCTTCTTTTCCAGAATATTTTTTGTTCCAGCCAAGGCAACTTTTTTCAGCGTTTAATTGACTGTTGTCAAACATGTCTGGGGTTCGTTTCCTCCAATACAGTTTTCCCGTTTTGCTGCTGTACCACAAAACACTTTGCAGTTCTTCTGGCGTTGGAATATTTGATTTATTCATAATGGCCTCCCACTAAGATTGTTTTTATACTATAATGAGCGCGCAAGATTTATAATGTCAACCTAAAGGTATTGCATGAAGCCAGTTCCGTTCCACAAGCTGTCACCTAAGATGAAAAATATCCGCATGAACCAGTGGATTAAATCATACATTGGTCGAGGTTTAAGTTTGGAGGACGCTCAGCACGCAGCAAGGTGGCGCGCTGGGCATTGGAAGCTGAGTGCGCGCATGGAAAAGATCATGGATGACTTGGGCGAATTGTGATATGCGGCTTGGATAGCCATTTAAAAATAAATGTGCTAATGTGCAGAAAAGCTAGAGGATGATGACATGAAACCATGTAAAGGTTGCCCCACCCCCGCGGCGTGTAAACGTGCTGGCAAATGCCTTGCGAAAAAATACGGGAAGTAAGTTTTGGTTGGATTGCTAAGTCCATCTGACTACGCTGGCTATGCTGACGAGGGTCGCAGGCTTGCCGTTGACGTGCCGAATGTCACGCCGATGGACGCGGCTCGCTTTATAGCTGAGGCCACGCCGATCATTGGCGACGCGATGGCTGCCAAAGAGATTTACGACGAGGCCACGTCAGAGAACCCTAACTGGGCGATGGTCGGCGCACTTGGCGGTGCGGCTGTGTTGGGTTTATTCCCCGGCATAGGTGACGCGGCTGCGAAGGCTGTTAAGTCTGGTGCGCGTGGTTTACTTGATACGGCCAAGCGCGTTGAGGTTGATCCCAATGCGATGGGTTCGCTGCTTGGTAATGTGCGGTTGAAGCCGAAGGGTTTGACGAAAGAGGAAGCCCCTCTTATAGCTCATCACAACATTGACACAAAGGGCGTGATGGCGGCGGCAGAGATTGGCGGCATACCCATGCCGTCCTTAGCTATCTCAAACGCAAACTTTCCTCTTGAGGAGTATGGAGACATTAGTCTCCTACTTGCCCCAAACAAGATTGCCCCTAGTCGCGACTTACCTGTTTGGCCAAACGATGCTTACACTGGCAGGCAGAATAAAGGCTTTATTGATTTTGTAGACGAGGACGCAGCTAGAGCCGCCTTTAGGAGTGACCCTGACTTCGGGCATATGGGTAGCAACTGGATGGACAGCACAAGCGGTTTTGACGATCAAGACTATATGGTGCGTGTCGCTCAGTTTGGCAAAGCAAACAAAATTGCTGATCCTAAAGACTTTGACCAATTTCGTGATTACGTAAACGAAGTTCAAAGGAAGTCTGGTGAGGCTCTGTATGACACCGAAAAGGCTCTAGCACCTTACGGCGGTTTGACAGACTATGGCGAAGTTCAACGCATGATTCATCCAGAAGAGCCTTACACGCCTTCTGGCCGAAGGGTAAATCCAAAGCCTTATACCATTGAAGAGGCTTACAGGCGGATGAATAAAGCCAAAGCATTTGAGGCTGGTTCGGAAAATACATCTAGCGGTGGCACTCTTCGGGCTATTTCATCTGATAAGTTTAAAGACCTTGATGAGATTAAGGCCAGCAGAGGTTTGTTGCGCCCACTTGATAATGACATGGCCGATATAAAGGAATCTTTTAATAGTGACGTTTATTATGCTATTGAGGATTTGGCTCAAAAGCACTTTGGCGGCCGTCACACTTTAACGCAGGACTTTCTTGTAGATTTGGCCAGAGGCAAAAATGTAAGTTATGCAGACGCAACTCCCGAAGCAATTTCTGCTGCCAAAGATGTGTTGGCTGGCTTTAAAAAAGAAGTAAAGGGTATGCCGACAGAGTATTTTGAGGCCAAACCACGGTCAGTTGCTCAGTTGCGTGATTTTGATGCGGCTTTGGTTCCTCAAGGCAATACAGCTGCTATTGAGAAGTTAAAGCGGCAAGGCGTGCCGGAAATTATTGAATATAATGATGAAATTCCCGGAATGACCCGCGCAGAGAAGATTAGGCAAATGCAGAAATTGCTGTTTAGCGGCGCTATGGCCCCCGGCGGCTTACTAGCCTTACAAGAAATGCAAAAACGTGCTAATGAAGAGCAACAAAGGCAAGGATTGTTACAGTAATGGCAATTACAACTTACGCAGAGCTAAAGTCTAGCATCGCCAATTGGCTTAACCGCGACGATCTTACATCGGTTATTCCTGATTTTATCAGTTTGACTGAGGCAGGCATTAATCGTGACTTACGGCATTACAAGATGGTCAACCGCGTTGATGCTACGCTGGACAGCCGCTATGTGCAGATGCCTGCTGATTGGATTGAGACTGTACGCTTTGGAATTACATCTGGCACAACGTATCGCCTTGAGTTGATTTCGCGCGATGACATGCTTGAGTATCGTGAGCGCAATTCTGACATTGCGGGTCGTCCGCGTTTTTACGCAAACATTGGCGATACGATTGAGGTGTTTCCAACGCCTGATGGCGAGTACACAATGCAGCTCCAGTATTACGCAAAGACGCCTGAGTTGAGCGACAGCAATGCTGACAACTGGCTGCTGCGCGATGCGCCTGACGTTTACTTGTATGGAGCGTTAATTCAGTCTGCGCCCTACTTGAATGACGACGCCCGCGCTGAGACTTGGGCTGCGCTTTATTCAGCTGCAATGCAATCGCTGCAAAGGGCGTCAGATGACACTCGATTCGCTGGTTCTGGCATCCGTATGCGCGTGACTAGCTATTAGACTAAAACTGGTGTATAACGGCCACAGATATATCTAACGGAGAAATCCATGTCTTTAACAAATGCTTTTGAGACAAGTACACTTCAGTATTTGTTGACAACTGGTAGCGTAACCCGCCCGACAGCTTGGTATGTCGGCTTGTTTACATCTGACCCAACTGACACTGGCACTGCTGGCACTGAGGTGTCCGGTTCTGGTTATGCCCGCGTTTCGGCTACATTCAGTGTCACTGGCGACACAGCGTCGAACACAGCGTCGATTGAGTTTCCAGCGGCCAGCGGTGGCAACTGGGGTACAATCGGGTGGATCGGCATCATGGACGCGTCTTCTGGCGGTAACATGATTATCCATTCTGCGCTCGACACTGCCAAAGCCATCAATGATGGCGATGTGTTTCGCATCCCAACTGGCGACCTTGATATTACGGCAAGCTAATGGCCTTGCGCTCCACATATAACTCAGGGGTTTTTAACTCTGGGTTATACGGCGAGCCTGAGACGACGCAGGGCGCTGTTTCTGCGTCTATTGGCGTTTCTGTATCTGCGTCTGCCGTTACAATTGTTGAAGCGTCATCGTCTGCGTCCATTGCGTTTGTTGCGTCACAGCCTACGGGTGTTCGTATTGTTGACGCGTCGGCCAGCATAAGTCTTGGCGGCATTGCAAACGTATCTGCGATTACATACGAGGTTATCCCCGGCTTCCGTCCGGGTTATGGCTTAAACACTTACGGCTCTTATATTTACGGTGAGAACCGCAGCACGGAAGACGCCAGCGCAACTGCAAACATTGCGTTTTCTGTTAGCGTTGCTGGCGGGATTACGCGCAATGTTTCGTCCTCAACAGCAATTGCGTTTACGACGACGGCGCGTGGCGTTTATGACGTAGTTGGCTCATCTACTGCTGCTATTTCAATTTCTTCCGATTTAGAGTATATCAGGATAAGAAATGTTGCGGTTTCCGACAATATTGCGTTTACGCCTGTTGTGAATGCTAGATATAAATGGGAAGACGCACCCGACCCGACAACCATATGGACAGACGCATCTGATCCATCAACGACTTGGACAGAAGCAGACTACTTAGAGAGGGCCGCATAATGCCTACGACAACGACAAATTATTCTTGGAATAAGCCAACCGTAGGCGGCGACGAAGACGCTTGGGGTGGTTATCTAAATGGCAACTGGGACAGCTTAGACACGCTGCTTGGCGGCGTTAGCAATGCAGAGCTAAGCATCCTTGACGGCGCGACTGTTACGACAGCCGAGCTTAACTATGTTAGCGGTGTAACTTCTGCAATTCAAACCCAGATTGATGCCAAAATGGGTGCAACCTACACAGGCAATGTAGATATTACTGGCGAACTTGTAGCCGACAGCTACAACGAAACTTACGCTGCGGTTACATCGTCCAGCAACGCCACAACGGTCAACTGTGAGAACGCCAACAGCTTTAGCCACACGCTAACAGAGAACACCACGTTTACATTCAGCAACCCACCCGCAAGTGGTACGTCCTACACGTTCAGCATTGAGATCATCCAAGATGCCTCAGCTTCTGGCTACACAGTTACATGGCCTGCAAGTGTTGACTGGCCTGCTGCTACTGCTCCTACTCTGACAGCAACTGCTAGTGCGAAGGATGTCTTTGTGTTCACTACTCGGGACTCGGGTACAACGTGGTATGGCTTCACTGCGGGTCAGGCTCTTGGCTAAATTTGTAAAAAATAAAGAAGATGGGAAGTTTGTGCCAAAGCATGGAATGTGTGGCACGCCATCTTATTTATCGTGGCTTTCCATGAAGGCTAGATGCTTGAAGCCTCAAAATGTGCAATACCCTGACTATGGCGGCAGGGGCATTACTGTCTGCGAAAAGTGGATGGACTTTGAGGGCTTCTATGCTGACATGGGCGATCAGCCTGACGGGATGCAGATTGACCGCATAGATAATAATGCTGGTTACAGTCCTGAAAATTGCAGATGGGCGGATCGTAAAACGCAATCCCGAAACCGCAGGTCAAGCAAACGCTGGTTTGTATCAGGGCAGATGTTTGAGACGGCTATGGAAGCTGGAAAGTATTTTAACAAAGGCGAAAGCACAATTATTCGTTGGTGTGAGGGCTATGTCACCAGACAGGGCAACCCTA